GTTCATCTTCGAACATCGATGCTAAGATGTCGCGATCAACCAGCTTTAGTCGGTGAAGCTGCCTCGGTTCGTTGACCATCGTTTCAATTGGATCAACGACCAATTCGTGCGGAACTACGCGCTCAAGGCCTACCCGATCATCATTAGTGCGATAAACATGAACTAGACCATCGCCCCAAACCGCTGCATCGTTAAACCCCTCAACGATAGCGATGTGCGCATGATTCTCATAAAAACATCCTTCAACAAACTTTGAAAGATCTTCGGCTTGCTTTTGTTTGCCCCAGATTCCACCGCTTGTAATGAATGTTGGCGTGACTTCATTCTTTGAAATCTGCGCAGTCAATGTGTCGATGATAGATGCGCAAACGTTAAAGCTGATTCGCTGGGTTGCTTGGCTTGGGTTTGATGCTGCCATTCTGCTAAATGATGCACCAAGAGCGCTATAAGCAAGAGAGTTACCGTAAAGACGAGTGGAAGCAATAAGGCGCTGTTGTCGTTGTGTATCATGCCGATGGATGTAGTTAAGCGTTCCGGCGATTTGAAGCGGGATGTCTTTATCATCGGCTTTCCACCAGTTAAATTTCCCAAGCTCGCTAAAATCTTTCTTAGCTTCTCGAGTGACTTTGCCATTAATCGATTGAGTCATTTTAGACTTTTCAATCACCATTGTCACTTACCTCATTCTGCTCATTTGCAATTTGTTGTTTTAATTCTTTCTGCGCCTGAAGTTCGTCATAATAAGGCGTTGCCCAGAACAATATCTCGTCGTCCGTAAAATTATCTAGAATGTCTAAAGACTTTAAAACTTCAGTTTCATCTAATCCAGTAACCTCATCTTTAGGATTTGTCGCGGGTATTTCAAACTTAATACCATCAACTTCGATAGTTTTGAGATTAAACTCTCGAGCGAATTCAATGGCTTCTCTTATTTTGTCTCGATTAATCAAGAACGTCTCCGATCGATGAAATGTCTTAGAGGATTGTCATCATCTAGCTCAAGACCTGTCACGGCCCAAAACGCTTCCTCGGATTCCTCAGCTTGTTGCTTTTGAATCTGACGCTCAAGACTTTCGTCCATAAGCTTTACTTGATGCTTCATCCATTCGGGCGAGCGCGGTTCAATTCTAACCGGCAATGATTCAGTAATGAGCGGGCGGCTCATCAGTGCATATCGCACCATATCGAAATCATCGTCCCCGGTATTAAGATCGCCCTCGGTAGCATCGACTTTGAGAACATCCTCGACTCGATCTGGATCGTGTTGCATGCGAGCAATTGTTTCATAAACCTGCGCGCAAGTGTCGAAAATAAAGAATCGTGGTTGTTTGCGGCCGTTCGGAAGATCTTGCCATGCTAGATAGCTTCGGACTTGGGATGCGCCTTGAATGCGATCAATATTTGCGCGAGTTAAAATGATGTTGTGATTGAGAAACTCTTCTGCAATCGTTGGAGGAGTACCGCTGCTTAGGACCGACTTCTTTGCCCAGCAATCCCACCCCGCAACGATCGGACTAAGGTTCGTTGTATCATCATATCTCATCAGCTCAGCAACGAATTGATCCACGCGTTGCTGGGCTTTCTTGTAGTGTCGATATAAATAGACATTCCCGTCTTCGTCACTAGCAAACCATCCGAATGATGCAGGATGGTTGAAACCAAAATCATAGGCGCCGAATCGGTTCCAGTGTGGCGGGATAGGAAACGGGCGAACAAGATGCACCTCACGCCTAATTTCAGAAAAGTACTGGCCAGCAAAGATGTCCCAATCTCCATATCGATAAGCTTTCCTTAGCGCCTCGTTTGGTTCCGTATTGAGTCTGTGAACATAATCTGGATCGTTATCAATAAGAGCTTGGTTGTCATCGACCAAGGCTTGAATAAAGTTATAATCACCTGGTCGTTCTCGCTCATTAAATCGTTTTTCGATAAAAATGCGCTTGAGCCACGTATGTCCGATGCCGCCAGGGTTGCCTGTTAGAATCGTTCTCGATTTAATACCAGGCTTTGATGATCGGTTTGAGCCTTGCAGCTTTCTGAACATTTGCTCAGTCCATTGTCCAGTTTCATCAATTGCTAGATCATGGAATTCACGACCTTGGTAAAGATCAACATCAGTTTCATTTTGGCAATGACAGAACTGAAGCGTTGAACCGTTTGGAAGTGTTAAAAGCTTCTTTGATTCATTCCAGTAGTCTTTAAGAAACGGGAACTCTTCAAACAATGCCCTGATATGGTTACCTTCAAGCTCTGGGTAGGTACGTCGAAAGATAGCTCCGTGCGAGCCGGGATAAGCAAAGCGACGGTAAAGCATAATCAGCCGAAGACCTTTAGACTTGCCTCCGCCTTTAGCGCCGCCATAGAAAGTCACCGGCCAATCGTCGATCGATTGCAAGAATTGCTTTTGCTTAGGTTGCAGGTAGATCTTAAGTTCGGTCACTTCTCTTCAATCTCTTTACGTTTAGCGATGTAGTTATCAATTACAATTTTAAAACCTGAATCGTCTGCGGTGATTTCTCTACGTTCAACTTGCTCAAGCAGGATCTTACCTAGCCAGATCAACATTGAAACATTCCCTTTAAGTGCAACTTCTATCTGTTTGCGACGTAAGGACATTCTGAGGTTTGCTTGACCTTTTTCCATTTCTGCCGCGAAACGTCGGCTAATCGTGTCATCGGAAACACCAAACCATGCGGCTATTTCTTTAGTTTTACAGCCAATGGCCGCAAGCTTTTCAACTTGGTCGGGATCAATATCAATCTTTGGTCGAGCCATTGATTAACTCCGCCTTTTGGCCTGTGTACTTCTCCCAGCGCGCCACGATCACGTCGCAGTATTTAGGGTCCATTTCCATTAGAAACGCCCGGCGCCCGCATTTTTCAGCTGCAATTAAAGTGGTCCCACTGCCGCCGAACAGATCTAGTACCAGATCACCAACGGCACAGCTGTTTTTAAGCATGTATTCGACAAGCTCGACCGGCTTCATCGTTGGGTGTTCACCGTTACGATTCGGCTTATTAAAATTCATAACGGTCGATTGTTTTCTATCTGCGTGCCACAAATGTGCAGCACCAGGACGCCAACCATACAGAATAGGCTCATGCTGCCAGTGTTAATCCTGCCGACCCATTACGAATGTTTGCTTTACCCAGATCAAACACTGCTTCAAAAGCCAGCCAGCATCTTTCATGGCTTTGCGAAAATTAATGCCCTCGGTATCAGCATGGGCAACATAAATAGCCCCTCCCGGCCTGGTCGCTATTAGTAAATTCAAGTAGGCATCGTAGAGAAACTTATAAAACTTTTCATCGTCCATTGAGTCGTTTTCAATGGTTAACGCGTCTTTGGTTTTTCCCTCATAAGCGACGTTGTAGGGTGGATCAGTCCAAACCATATCAGCGAGCGATCCATCCATAAGCTTTGAGACGTCATCGACAATTGTGGCATCTCCACACATTAAGCGGTGACGTCCTAGCTGATAAACATCTGCCTTTTTTGTGAATGGTTCAACATGTTCTGGAACTTCATCTTCATCACACAGAGCTTCAAACTTCTCAGCTGGCTCAAGGACAAAATCTTTAATGCCAAGTAAATCAATATTAAAATCAGGACCGAGATCTGGGACATCTAAGTTAATGCCCGATAAATCAAGCTCAGCCCAACTTGCAATGGCGTTATCACTTACTTGCGCTGCGTATTCTTGCTCCTCGCTTTCAAAGTCTTGCACCATCACTGGCACTTCTTTAAGCTTAAGCATTTTAGCAGCTTCATAACGACCATGACCTGCGACAACTAAACCAGTCCTTGAAGAAATGATCAGAGGATTGCGAAAGCCTTGATATTTTATAATTTCAGCAAGCCGCTCAATTTGTTCTTTTGGATGCTTGTTTCGATTCTTAGGATTAAGTTTAATATCTTTAATCGAAACAATTTGAATTTCATTGGCCCTAATCATGGTCGTATCCATTACATTAACTCAACGCCGCGAACGTTTGCCCAAGGAATAAGCACGACTCGACCTGTTTTTTTAGATGAGGCTTTGATTCCGATCGGAGTGACTTCGAGTTCATTTCCACGAGTGCAGTTGAGGCTCATCATAGATCCGAGAAGATCGACGCCGATCCCGAGTTGAACCGTTTTGGCGAGTAGTTTGGTGGATGTTGGTGCGGTTGTGTTGGTGTCAGTAGTTTCTGCGCGAGCGGGGCGTCCTGGACCACGTTTAACGATTTCCATTATTGAACTCCTTGTTTCATTAAAAGAAAGGGGTTGTAGGTTAGGTTTGGATAATTCTTGGTTGCGCGTTCGCTTGATAGCGTTTTGATGCTGTATTGAAAGCTTTGAGCTTCGGGGAACGCATGAAGGATAAGGTCGCGAGCTATATAAAGGCGTCTAAACGCTAATTTGGTGAATATGTAATGAACGATACCTGGTTCATAAATTAGGTAGCTGAAAATGACATTTGGATCTTCTTGATCACAGGCGATGATAATTTCCGAGCGGTCTAAGATGTAATCAATAACTTTGGCAAATTCGAGAAAGAACTTGGTTGTAGTGACTGATTTGCCGAGTTTTGATTCTTTATGCACGGACTTAAGAAATGTCGCATGGATAAAGTTAAGGTCATCTGGGCGTGGTTTTCTAATATCAAAGTCTTGTGGCATTTTGCTTAGGCCTTTTCGCGTTTACTTATGGCTCATAAGCCATGGAAAAGCGGCACGAGCGTCTTAGTTATCTAGTCGCATCAGTGCGGCTATGAGGCCGTGGTAGCGGTCGATGACGTTTCTTACGTGCCGGTCTGAGGCGTGGGTTTCTTTTACGATTTGTTTAATATGATATCCTTGAGAGTATCGCTCAAGCACTTGGCGTTCAAAGCGTAGCATCTCATGATAAATCGTTAGTAGGTGATCGAGTTTAAGAAAGAACTCGCGGATCTTTGACTGATTTTGATATGCAATCGTGCGTGTGTCGTGTTTTTTGAGATTGCCACGTCGGTCTTCGATATCTTTAAAACCGGCTTCTTTTAAGATTTGATCCCATTGGGCTTGCAACATTTGTAATTCGTCCATTTTGGAGAATTTCATGTAA